TCATGTCTTGCTCCTTACCCAGACCACGCTGGGAAGTATGTTGCCAGAGCGGCGAATGAAGCGCATGCGTTCGGTACCCAGGAGGGCACGACCGACACGCAAGGACAGGCTGACAAACAGACCAGCGATAACGCCAGTCATCATGCCTGCGTAAGAACCAGCGAACGCGATGACAAAGCCACCGGTTACGATGATGTCCACGTATGCTGTGTATGCGAACACCCGGCGGAAGCCGATGTACGAGAGCAACCACAGCAGAGTGACTGCAGCAATAAAGCCTTGAACGATCATATCCACGTCTGTCTCCTTATATGAGGGAATGGATAACAACACGAATAGGACAACCGGCGCGTAAGCGCCGGCCATCCTATGGTAACTACCACGATGGTGGTGGGGTTGTGTCCTTGAGCCAGCAGAAGCGTGACTGGTCCAGGTGTGGGAGGAAAACGTAACCGAAGTACGAGTAGCTAGTGCCGCTCGGCCCTTGATCGTCTGGATCCAGGGCGATGTACAGGTCACATGATTCAACTATTTGATGATCCTTGTAAAAGGTCTTGAAATAGTTGTTGACCTGCAACATCTTGTGCTCTTCGAGCGCTTCGAGCGCACGTGCTGCGTAATTAGCGTCACGCGATGTGAGTTCGGTACTCTTGATGGGCATGGCCAGGCTGGTGCCACCCTTGTACTTCCAGTACTGAGGGCATGCGCCTTCGCCGTCCCAATCATGGGCACCGTAGTTCTCGAGGTCTTGCGTGTGGATCACGAGGTAATAGCTCATGTCAGCTCCTTATAGTAGCTATTGGGAAGGTCGAAGCACACGGGTGAAAGTGGTGGCTTACCTGCCTTCTCTCGTGCGGCGTTTATCGAACGGAACTCGGCGAGGTTGCGCTCGCGGTTCTTCTCGGCGAGATACTCACCGAGCTTGTCGCCCGCGTAGTAAGTCAGAGCGAACACGCCTGCGTAGTAGGCTAAACGGATCATGAGATCCATGGGACACCTCCAGGGTGTAGTGGATAGACACTCGGAAAGGGACAGCGGCGCAAGCCACTGTCCCTGTGAACGCTACGCGTCCTTCGGCTTCGGCACACGGATGTGCAGCTTGCCGTCGGTGGGGAGCGCATCCAACACGACGTTAAACGAACCGTCTTTGTTGGTCCAGGCGGAGCCGATCTTCAGCCAGTAGGCCTTCTGATCTTCGCCGCGGTCCTTAATGCTGTAAACAGCATGTGTCGGGAGGTTACTCATATCCTTCTCCTTGTGAAGGTGGTTGGAGTACACCACAAAAAGGACAACCGGCTCGTGAGAGCCGGCCATCCTGTGGTGGTTACTGCTGGGTGTATCCAGCGGTGAGGTCCATGTCGACACGAAGCATGTCAACACGCTGGGAGGACACAATCTTGAACTCGTCGTGATCGTCCAAGATGTAGTGCGTGAGGTTAGCGAGCATGCTCGCGTCCACGCGCAGCTCGAAGGTGACCTCGCTGTCCATCCAGGTCTCGAAGTCGATGCAGGACTCAACGATGTCCTTGCAGTATTTGAGACCACCACCACCGGTGATGAAGCGTACCATCTTGATGAGGCCGATCTTGTACCGGGGACCGGTAATCATGATGATGAAGTCATGCATATTTATCTCCATGTTGGGTTAGTGACAACACGAATAGGACAACCGGGGCGTAAGCCCCGGCCATCCCGGTCGTGCTAGTGCTTGGGGTCACTGTTGAAGTCCAGCGGCTCCTCGGAAGCATCCAGGCGCTCTTGACGGTTGTACTCGTCAGCGAACTCTTGGGCACTGATGTCATACGTGGTGCCGAACCACGTGCACAGCTCAACTAACACATCGAGCTGTTCTTCGATACTGCACATTTCTTGCGCAGTGAGGCATACATGCGACATATCCATCTCCTAGAGGTTGGTGAAGCACGTGAGGCAGATGTCATTCGGGTCTTGCGAGTTATCGCAGTAACCACAGGGCTCATCTACGTTGCCCTCGATCTCGTCTTTGGTGAGGCGTGTGCAGCACTTGCCACGGCCATCATCGAACAGGTACTTGACTGGTTTGTCGCACTGATAACAGTACAGAGTCATGTCCATCTCCTTCTCAGGTGAAAGGTCGAAGTCGGCCAGGTAATTGCCATCAACGACGAATACCTCGCAGGCACCATCGCGGTACAGCTGCTTGGTGTCGCTGATGATTGTGTCCAGTTCGATCGCGGTGTATGTCTTTGCGACCTCGTGAACGAACTCGTCGTAGCCATAACCGCTGCAACGAATATATTGTGCAACCAAGTAGATCATGTCTGTCTCCTTGAGGTGATTTGATTACAACACGAATAGGACAACCGGCGCGTTAGCGCCGACTGCCCTAGTGTGGATTTCTTTAGGTGATTTCGAAGTACCACTTACGCGTGTTGTTGCCACGGCGGAAGTCGATATCGTGGTCGATACTGGCGGCGCCTACGATGCCCGCGGCAGCGAAGCAGCGACCGATCAGTTTCGGAGAGGGGAGACCACCGGAGCGCGTGAGCGCTGCGTTGGTCTGGGGGTGATTGATGCGATAGACGTTATCGCGAACTTGGGAAAGAGTTTTCATAGCAGCCTCCTGGCCCTCGGTGAAAGAAAGTTCAAAAAGAAAAGACAGCCGGCGCGTAAGCGCCGACTGCCTCGGGGTTATCTACGAAGTGCGATACTGGGACCAGGTGGGGAGTTTCATCTTTAGCCACAGGCGTTTGATCTCGGGGAGATACGTGTCTACAGCAACGACGCAGCAAGCAACGAGAAACAAAAGGACGAAGAAGCGCCAGAAGACGTTCAGGAAGATAGTGCCGAAGAAGGCAAGCCAGAAAGCGCAGAAGCTAAGGACCAAGACGGACAGTGTATACACTGCAGAGACCTTCAGTACTGAGAGGATGCGATACATGTCGTACTCCTAATGGGGAATTGGATACACCCGTACTAGACAGCCGAATCGTTAGATTCGGTCATGTTTGATACAGGGTATTTTGTTTGACGTACTGAGTAACTCAGCTACGGAGTGACTTAGTAACCCAGTGCGTAGATCACTCAGTCACCCAGTAACTCAGCGACCAGGTGCTAAGTTACTCCAGTCTGGAAGGTTCCTTGGAAAGTTGGGAGTACGACTCTCTGTCTCGCCTTGCTCGGTTTTGTGGACGGGGTGACTTCGTGACTACGTTACTAAGTCCCTCACTACTACCCGGCTTTCTCTTTTTTCTACATATAATTTTTCACCCGTCAGGGGGTTGACTACAGCCCCTTTTATACCTATAGTATGGACTCAGCCGAAGTGGGCTGTAACACGAAATGACACAATCGTGTCATAGCGAATGATATAATCAATCTAGAGGTAGCACTCATGAATGACACCGACACGATCGATCCCAACTATGACGAATTCGAGCGCGACGCAATCCCCCGCGGTGACGTTGTTACCATCGATTTCAGCACGGCGCTCGCGCTGCTCAAAGGCGGTCAGTGCGTCTCGAGGCTGAACTGGAACGGACCCGGCCAGTGGCTGCATCTGCAGGTACCGGATTGGGGCTCGAAGATGACGCTCCCGTACATCTACATCAACACCGTGCAGAACGGTCGTGTACCGTGGCTGGCCTCTCAGACCGACCTGTTATCGAACGACTGGTATGTCGTTGCCGGCATCCGCGCCGACGACTCGGAGACATAAGGGTAATGGAATCAGAGAGGGGGCAATCAGGCCCCCTTGTTACCCCCACTCAGTCACCAAGTAACGGAGTAACGGAGTGACCAAGTCATGAAGAAACTAATCACGATCGCAATCGTCCTGATGTTGTCAGGATGCGTCAGCGCCCCCGCCCTCATCGAGTGCGCAGGGGATTCGAATGTCTGTTACGTGGTACGTGACGGATTCTATTCCGAAGTCATCTACCTGCGGAGGAAGCCATGAAGGAAGGAAGCAAGGGCATGCCCGCTGCCGAGTTCGAAATTTCACGCCTCCAGAATCTCGTCGCTGAGTTGGAAGAGGATAACCAAGAGGACCGGAATATGAGCACTTTCACGTACACTGACCTACCCGAGACGGCCATCGCAGTCTTCTGCGACGACGACATCATCATCTACTACGACAAGCCGAGCGGCGCCATCTACGTCGACGAGGCACCGGATCGGGATCCGTATCGTTGCAGTCCGGCGACCCCAGCAGCACTCCGACAGCTGTACCGTGATGGCGAGGCCCTGACGCGGGAAGAGTTGGCGATTGCTTATCCGGATGATTACCGTAAAATGACGTCCGGGCAGTGCGAAGAAGAGTGCACTTCGGAGCCCACGGACGACGAGATTTACATCGAGGACGCAATCGCGGCCATCAATCTTTTATCACGCTACTTAGGAGCGAAGTGATGACAGTGGCAAGACTGGAAGCAATGTTTAACCCCGCCACGCGGGACCTAACGCCCCTTGAGAATCAGCGCATCCAGCGCATCAGGGATCTATCCATGCAGTTGGCCCAGCAGTTCTACCCGGCCGACGGCCACGAGAAGCAGCAGGCCCTGGTCCACTTGGAGGCAAGTTGCATGTGGGCCATCAAGGGAATCACCCATGGCGAATGATGCGAACATCAAAGTAGGCCGCAAGGTCCTGATGGTGGGAGGTCCGGATGCAGGACGCATCCGGGTTATCCCCGAGTCAGCCGGCGAGTTCGTCAGGGGCGAGAACGATTGGGTGTATCAAATCCGCACGCTGAGGTTTGGATCCGGCGAGCAACCCATCCACTTCGCCTTCGCCGCTGACCAGCACCCCGGGCAGATGTTTGTGCAACTGTGGCGAGAGTACGCCCCGGCCATCCAGATTAAGGGTGACGAGCTGTACCATTCGTATCAGAAGATCCGCGAAAGACAGCCCAGCAGCACTTGATCTATGCCATGGCCTAAAGGCAAGCCTCGACCGAATGCGGCGGCCACACGTGCTACGCAGCACTTCAAGACGTGTGGGCATTGCGGCGAGGAAAAGAGTCTGGCGGAGTTCCCCTTCGCGCACTGGCGCAAAGGGTGGAAAAAGAAGAAGGCCGCTGACCCTACGAAGTATCGGGACAACTGCAAGGATTGCACGCGTTATCAAAACGCGGTTGAGGCCGACCCGGACTTCCCTGTTGACCGGGGAGTACGTCCGGGTAGGCCCCCCAAGGATCGGCCGCATCGTAAGCTGACTGAGAGGGAGAAGAAGGATCGAGACAATGAATATAAATCCAAAATACGGCGCAAGACTCGCATCGCCTGCCTACGTTACCTCGCTCAGAAGGGGTGCGGGGTTTGCGGTTGTAAAGACCCTCGCGTCCTTGAGTTTGATCACCTGGATCCACGAAAGAAAAAAGGATCAATTGCCACTCTGATCTCACAAGGGTATAGTTGGGCAAATGAGAAGCTTCGGAAGGAGATTCGCAAGTGCCGTGTACTGTGCGCGAACTGCCACAGACTCCATACAATAGAACAACAGGGGTACTACCAGCATGATGACGTTAGACGAGAGCTTAACAAGTTGCTCGAAGCGGCGGGGGTTGACCAGTGAACTCATTGCGCAAATGCAGGCCGGTACCGCTGCCTTGGACCAGATTACCGTACAAGACTGGCTACAGATCGCTTTTATCCACGCCATCGACTCTGGGATCATACATTTGGAACAGCCTGTCGTGTACGGCGGGCAGCGCTTCAACGTCCACATGTGCATCGACAACATCGGACCATCACAGTCGCTAGACGACGCACTGAGTAGCAAACAATGACAGACAAACAAAGCTTTTTTCCCGAAAAGAAAGAATCCTCGAACCTTTCTTTGGTCGAGGAGCCAACGCTGCCGGAAGACCCGCGGCTGTCGGAACTGTTCGAATTTTATCGCGAAGAGGGCATGGTACGCGTCGTGCCCATGACCGTGAAAGAGGACCCGACCGATACTCGGCTGCTGCTCCTCGTAACAGGTGACATCGAGACTTCCTCGGTGATCTTTGCGCAACTCTACCAAGCGGTCACGGATTTGGCCGACATTCAGGCACAGCAGGAAGCTAACGATGAGTCTCGCATCATTACTCGTTGACCTGACGCCCAAGGAAGCACGGTACGTCGAGCTACGGCTCGGCGGGATGGGGAAAGTCGCCTCTGCCCGAGGCGCCGGCTACGCAGACCCCGGCAAAAACGCAACTCGGCTCGAGAAACACAAGAAGATACAAGCAGCGTTGGTTGAAGGGATGCATGAAACCGCCCAAGAGGTTGGTTTCACGCGCAAGGACGCGCACGACATGCTCTACTCCGCTTATCTGAGCGCCGCCACGGCCACCGAACAGGTCATGGCAGTGCGCGCGATGATCGACTTGCACGGCATTGCCGTTCCGCAGAAGGTCGAGGTCGAACACAAGCACACTCACACCATGCAACTCGAGCATCTCGAGACGTCCGAGCTGATGAAGTTGGCCAACATGGACGGGCTGACGCTCGAGGGTGAGTACGAAGTGGTGTACGACGACGACCCAGAGCTTATCGAGCATGACAAGTAGCGACTATATCCAGAAACAGTGCCCAACGTGCGAAGAAGAGACGTCCCATTGGGTAGATAACATGAAATGCATTCCCTGCACCGACAGGGAAGCCGCCGAAATGCTCGTTGCGACCAAAGCCAACACGGCCGCGAAGAAGAGAGCCCGGAAAAAGAAGAAAAAGCGGGAATCTGAGCGCAAGAGGTCCGCAAAAAACCGCGCCGCGGACATTTTGACCGACAAAACGGACACTGAGCGCGCTCAAGAGGAGTTGGCACGCCGCGAACTCGCAAAACGGCACCTTTTGGCCTTCATTTTGCGCTATGAGCCGAAATACTTGGTTGGCTGGATGCACAAAATGCTCGCCGACGAGTTGATGGCGTTTTCAGAGGCTGTCGCGAACGGAGAATCGCCCAGATTGATGATTACGATGCCCCCGCGGCACGGAAAGTCCATGCAGGCGTCGCAGTACTGGCCGGCATGGCACCTCGGCAGGTATCCCGAGCACGAATTCATTAACACGTCGTATGCGCAGTCGCTCCAGATGGACTTCTCGCGCAAGATCCAGGAATTAGTAAAGTCGCATGACTATCACTTGCTCTTTGGTAACCTCGGCGTTACTAAGAAAAACGAAGCGATCGAACGCTGGAGTCTCTATGACTACGATAACGAATGCAGGACTGGAGGCGGAATTCTGGCGGCTGGTGTCGGTGGCCCGATTACAGGGCGTGGCGCCCATGTACTGCTTATTGACGACCCCGTTAAGAACCGCGAAGAGGCTGAGTCCGAAACTGTCCGCGAAGGCGCTAAGGCGTGGTATTCGTCGACAGCATATACCCGTCTTGCCCCCGGCGGGGGAGTCCTCGTTATTCAAACCCGGTGGCACGATGACGACCTGTCTGGTTGGCTACTGTCCGAGATGCGAGAGGCTGAGAAAGAACTTCAAGCGACCGGTGTGTGGCCAGAAGACGCAGACCACTGGCGCGTCATTGATTTCCCTGCGATTGCTACAAAAGATGAGAAGTACCGGCGCAGGGGCGAAGCCTTACACCCCGACAGGTATCCGATCGCTGCTCTCAAGAAAATCAAGCGCACGCTGGCTCCGCGAGATTGGGCAGCGCTTTATCAGCAAAATCCGCAGGTAGAAGAGGGCGCATACTTCCAGAAGAAGTTCATGCGCATGTACAAGGACAGGCCGGCGTACCTCGACATCTTCGCCGCCGGTGACCTCGCTATTTCCAAGAAAGAACACGCGGATTGGTCCGTCTTCTATGTGGCGGGGCTCGACGAGCAAGGCAACGTCTACATCCTGGACGAGTACCGAGGTAAGTGGGATGCCAGCGAGATCATTGACGTTATGTTCGAGATCCACCGTGTGTGGAAACCGAAGGCGTTTGGCTTGGAAAAAGGGCAGATTTCGCTTACACTTGACACATTCCTCCAAAAGCGAAAGGAGGAGGAAGGGCTGGTTGATCTGTATGTCGAGGAGTTACCACCCGGCAAGCAGGACAAGGAGCTTAGAGCAAGAACGATTCAGGGCATGATGGCGCTTGGTAAAGTTTGGTGGCCAGAAGGTGCTCTGTGGGTTGACGAGGCAATTAACGAGTTGCTCCGTTTCCCATCCGGTGTAAAAGATGACCGTGTGGACGCCGTCGCATGGATTGGCAAAATGATTGCTGAGCGCAGGTTCGCTGGCGGGGGACGAGTAAAAACCCCTGACAGCAAAAGCTGGCGTAAGAAGCTTGCCGGTTATTTAGGCAAGCAAGGTTCACCGAGCAAGAAACCACACATGGCGGCGTAATATGGCACCTCATCAAAATATCTATGGCGGCGACGAGCTTCTCGAGTCTGACAAGCACCCGGTCACGAACGACACCGCCACCGAAGACAGCATCGTCGAAAATCAATGGAGAGCTTACACGCGGGCACGCGACGCCGGCCACCTGGATTGGGTGGAAGAGGCACGCGGGTTCGACGACTACTACTACGGTGATCAGTGGGACACTGACACCAAGACCACACTCGACTCAGAAGGTCGACCATATCACACCGTAAACCTCGTTTTATCGACCGTTAACGCGGTTACTGGTGAATATATCAAATCCCGACAGGACATCAGCTTCCGGCCGATGGGCAAGGGAGCAAACCAAGAGACAGCGACCGCACTGCGATTCCTATTCAAGCAGATTGCGATCAACAACAAGACCGAACACATCGAGAAGATGATGTTCATGGACGGGTTGATCCAAGACCGCGGTTTCATATACTACTACATGGACTTCACCGACAACCTTGACGGAGAGGTACGCGAAGAGGCTATCGACCCCACCGACGTTATTCTAGACGCCGGCGCAACAGATTATGACCCGCGTACGTGGAGCGAGGTCCACATCAGCCGGTGGATGACACCGGACGAGATTGGCGCGCTGTACGGGCTGAAGTATAGAGAGCGGGTCGAACTCGCAGCAGCAAACGGCACATTCGGGCATGACAGCCTCGAATGGGAGGCACCGACGTTCAGCGGCGAACGCTATGATTCGGAGGTCTTCTTCGAGGCTTCTGGCGAAGAGGTCAAGCGCGTCAAGCGGATCAGAGTCATTGAGCGCCAGTACCGCAAGCTGGCCCGCACTGCGTACTTCGTAGATCGAGAGCGAGGCGACATGCGTCGCGTCCCCGAAGGTTGGGACCTAGACAAAGTCAAAGCATTTGCAGAGGTCAACGAGCTGGGCCTCATGTGGAAGCCCGAACGCCGGATCCGCGTAACGATCACAGCCGACAAGATTCTCTTGCACGACAAGTGGTCGCTGTTCGACCAGATCAGCATCATCCCGTTCTTCCCGTACTTCCGCCGCGGTCGTCCGTTCGGCGTCGTACGCAACCTCGTCAGCATTCAGGATATGCTGAACAAGGTATCCTCGCAGGAGCTGCATGTAGTCAACACCACCGCGAACAGCGGCTGGGTGTTCCAGCAGGGCTCGCTCATCAATATGGACGCGGATGACTTGCGCTCGCAGGGCTCGAAGACCGGGCTCGTGCTCGAGATCGCCCAAGGCTATGAGCCGCCAGTGAAGATTCAGCCGAACCAGATCCCCACCGGCCTCTCCGAGATCAGCTCGAAAGCCGGCATCTACTTCCGCGAAGTGTCAGGCGTTAACGAGGCCCAGCTGGGTATCGGTCGCTCTGACAGTTCGAAGGCGCTAGAGTCGCGCCGCCGGGGTGGATTGATCCAGCAGGAGATTGTGTTCGACAACCTCGAACTCACCCGCAAGCTGCGCTCGGAAATTATACTCGAAGCAGTGCAGCGCTACTACACTGAGACCCGGCTCATTAACATCCTCGAGAAGAACGAGGATGGTGACGACGAGCAGATCGAGCTTCAAGTCAATCAGCCTACATTCGAGGTAGATCCCGAGACTCAGGAAGCGATCGAGATAATCCGCAACGACCTGACCATCGGCGAGTACAGCACAGTCATATCCACCGTGCCCCGCCGTGACACGTACGAGGAAGCCCTGTTCGACCAGCTCATGCAGATGCGTGAAGCCGGCGTTCGGATCCCCGACTACGTGTTGGTCGAGGCATCACAGCTGCCTGACAAGAAGGACGTTGTCGAGGTCATCAAGAAGATGGAAGGCCTCGCCGCCCCGACCCAGGAAGAGATGGAACGGCAGAACCAGCTGGCCGATCTCGAAATGCGGTTGCTCAGTGCAGAGGTCATGGAGAAGGAAGCACAGGCGCAAGAACGGCAGGCCAACGCCCAGCGTTATCAGGCGCAGGCCGGCGCCGAGTTGCAGAAGCCAGAGGTCGAGAAGTTGCGCATCGGAACAGAGGCCCGCACCAAGATGGAAGGTATGGGCATGCAATACCAGTCAAATCAGGACGATTTGATGACCAGGATTCGCATTGCCCAAGGAAAAGAGGGTACAATGCGGGATATCGCGAAGATCGAGTCGATGACTCGTCGGAACGAAGCAGGGATGAAGAGAGCAGCGTCTCTACAAGATTCCCTGATGACTATCAGAGACAAGGCCCGGGATCGTGCCGCCGGTGCTGCCGAGAAGGCGGCGAAGAAAGAACAGGCATGATAACTCGCCCCGGTAGGGCGTTAAACGAAAACAGGAGCAGTACCCATGTCCAAGAGCAAACAGGACACGTCGGGCCGCCCGGATGATCCGGATCTGGCACCAGACGCAGCGTTGGCGGAAGACCTCGGTGACGAGGATGAACGTCGGACTAAACAACTTGAGTACACGGGCGGCGACGTCGATGACATCGACGATTTCGACCCAACAGGACTCGATGACGGAAGCGACCTGAACTTTACAGCCCCGGACAACGCAGAGGGCAGTGACGACGGGGAAGCTGGCAAGGAAGAGGAAGATGGCGAAGAGTCTGCTGGAGAAGATGAAGGAAAAGAAGGAGAAGACGAAGCCGCCGCTGCTGCTGCCGGCGAGGCCGACGAGTCCGGAGAAGAAGCTGAAGCAGAAGCAGCCGAGGCCGAGGGCGACGACGACGGAGAAGCTTCTGGAGAAGCTTCGAAACCGCAAGGCATCCCGAAGCGCCGCTTCGACGAAGTAAACGAACGCCGCAAGGCAGCTGAACAGGAACTCGCCGATCTGAAAGCCGTGAAAGTGGCTGAGGAAGAGGGCGAGGCCGAGACGTTTGACTTCGACGCCAAAGAGGACGAGTACATGGAACTCCTCCTCGACGGCAAGACCGACGAAGCCAAGGTAATCCGCCGCGAGATCCGCACAGCTGAACAGGCTGCCTGGACGTCGCAGACCAAGAGCGAGACCCACTCCGAGATCCAGCAGTCAGATGCCGAGGGAGAGATCACTTCCCTGTCGACCGAAGCCGAGAAGATGTTCCCCTGCTTCGACGAGGACCACGAGGACTACGACTCAGCGATCACCGGCAAGGTGTTGACGTACTACCGCGGCTACTTAGTCGGCGAAGAGTTCGACAACATGCCTGATGCCTTCGTGGCAGCGCTCGCCGACGTGGTTGAGCAGTACGGTCTGGTCGATAAGTACAAGGTGGACATGGGCGGCGAGCCGAAACCCAAGCCCAAGAAAGATGATCCGCCGCCCAAGAAAGACACAGCGAACAAGGAAAAGCTGAGTGAGCAGGCCCACACACCGGCGATTAAAGCCGGCAAGGGTGCTGACGAAGCAGGAGTAGCTGCTCCTGACATCATGGAAATGACCGACGAGGACATGGACAAGTTGTCAGAGAAGCAACTCGCGCGGATGCGAGGCGACTACGTCTAGTTTATACCGCAAAAAAACTGCACTGAGCCCGCAGGAATTCACGTTTTTCGTGAATTATGCGGGTTCTTTTATACCGTAGGTATTGACATCTGCGGTATATATCGTCGATAATCAGACCTCGTCCTACGCTCCGGACGGAAAACCTGCAGCGGAGCCGTCCTCCTAAAAAGCGAAATCACGGCAGGCACGCCGGTAAACTGATCCAAAAGTGATTGATTTCGTTTTTTCCGTTAAGAGGAGGACAGTCTAATGACTGTTACAAATTTTAATGCGCTAACCGACGAGCAAAAGACCGTATGGTCCCGTCAGGTATGGAAAGCCGCCAGGAATCTGGCTTTCACGACCAAGTTTACGGGATCGGGTCCAAACTCGATGATCCAGCGCATCAAGGAACTCACGAAGAGCGAGAAAGGAACTCGCGCCGTTATTACACTGGTAGCCGACCTCGAAGAGGACGGTGTCGCCGGTGACCGCCAGTTGGAAGGCAATGAAGAAGAGATCAAGGCGTATGACCAAGTCATAACGATTGACCAGCTTCGTCAGGCTAACCGACATAAAGGTCGCCTCGCGGACCAGAAGAGCGTCGTAAACTTCCGTTCGAACTCGCGTGACGTTCTCGCATACTGGCTGGCCGACCGTATCGACCAGCTTGCTTTCCTGACGCTTTCTGGCGTTGCCTATACGTTCACGAACCGCGGCGCAAGCCGTAGCTCGGCCGCTCTCTCGGAACTCGAGTTTGCTGGGGACGTAACTGCTCCCTCGACGAATCGTTACCGTCGTTGGGATGCCACGAGCGGTTTGGTCGCCGGCGCAACGAATGTTGTTGCTGCTGCTGACACGCCATCGTGGGCCATGCTGGTTGAGCTGAAAGCCTACGCCAAGGACAAGTACGTCCGCGGTATCAAGGGCCCGGGTGGACAAGAGTTCTACCACGTGTTCATGAACCCGCAGGGCATGGCTAAGCTGCGCCAGGATCCTGATTACCTCGCTAACGTCCGTAACGCTGGCGTCCGTGGCGGCTCGAATGAGCTGTTCAAGGGCACCGACAGCGTGATGGTCGACGGCCTGATGATCCATGAATTCCGTCATGTCTACAACACTCAGGGCGCCGCAAGTGGCTCGAAGTGGGGTTCAGGCTCGACGGTTGACGGACAAGCCGCTCTGTTCTGTGGTGCGCAAGCACTCGGACTGGCAGATATCGGCGCTCCGGAATGGGTCGAGAAGGGCTTCGACTACGACAACCAGCAGGGCATCAGCATTGGCAAGTTGTTCGGCTTCTTGAAGCCTGTCTTCCGTTCACAGATTGACGCATCCGATGAAGATTTCGGTGTAATCCGCGTCAACACTGCAATTTAGGGAGGGTTGAACAATGAGCCTTACATCTGACGTCCGTCAGTTCCCCGTCGTGGCATACGTAGAGTTTACGTACGCTGAAATTCCAACCACAGCGACTGCTTACACATCAGTTGCCGTCCCCGTTGGCTCGATTTTCACCCTGATGAAGATCTTCATTACCACAGCTTGGGCTGCTGGTGACCATGATCTTGACTTCGGTGATGCGACCGACGCGGACGAATACTCCGGTACGATCGTCGAACTGGATGGCTCGGCTGGCTTCCCGGCCAACCAGCCCGTCCTGAGCGGCTTTCAAACCACGCTCTCTGAGCCAGACCTTGTCTTGACGCCGACGCATAGCGCGGGAGCAACGGCAGGCGCCGCCCGGTTGTACGTTGAGTACATCACGGAAGGCCGGTTCCACGAGAACTACGAGTAACCGACTGCTACCTGTAGGTCCGCCTACGCCCCCCCGGTAATCCGGGGGGGATTTTTGGTGCAAAAGAGCCTACCAGTCTGGTATGATTGGTGGGTTCTTTTAATTACAACAGAGGAAAATCCAATGCCTTGGATGAGAGCCCCGTATACGTCAGTGGTCAACTCGCTGACAGGACACTGCATAGCAGCAGCAGCAGACGAGATCGTCCACGTCCCCGAAGATGTCTTCGAAGAAGCCAAAGGAATTGGCTGGGTTTTACACGAAGCACCCGCAGAGGAAGAGACGGTAGAAGCCCCCAAGCAACTGAGCGACAATGTCACAGAGTCACCTAGTGTCGAAGTAGACGACTTCCAAGTCGAGCTGGACCAGGCTGTGCTCAGAGTGATCACGCGTAATCTCGAATCCGATTTCAAACCCGACGGTAAGCCGAAGGTGAACTCGGTAGTTGCTGAAATGTCCCCGGATGTGAAAAAGCGTCCATCGGCGGGCCAGATCGGCAAGACGTTCGAGCGTATGCAGGACAACGTCAATCTGTCAGACGTATAGGACAAGTAAATGGCAACCGCGCAAGTATTGATTACGGAAGTCCGTCGTGTCATCCATGATGAGAGTTCCCCATATCGCTGGTCAGACTTAGAGCTGATCGACTACATAAACGCGGGAATGCGCCAAATCGTGCAACTTCTCCCGGAAGCCAACACCATCACATCAGCGGTGCAGCTTACGAACAATCTGGCCAGACAGGTATTACCGTCAGGGGGCATCAAATTTATCAAAGCGTCGCACAATTTCAACGACGCCGGCACAGTCCGCTCTGGCACCATACGTTACGCAGAGAAGGACGCGCTCGATACGTACGACCCGGATTGGGAAACCGACGTTGCGATCAAGGCGGACACCGACAACTTCTATCTCCACTATTGCCATCTGTCGGAAGAGCCGAAGGTCTACTACATGTATCCGCCCTGCTCGGCGTCGAAGTACATCGGGCTGGTCTACTCGAAGATCCCCACGGCTCTGACTGCTGTCGGCGATACCTACGGGCTCGACGACGAGTACATCAACGCGGGGATCACGTACGTGACCTACCGCGCACTCACCAAGGAAGCGCGGGACACTTTACCCGACGCATACCGCAATGAGTTGTGGAACAACTTCCTGAACACGCTCGGCCTTGAGAAAGAGTCGAAGTGGAAGGCCCGACCGCCCGCACCACCGGAGGGTGAATAATGACTGTTGCTATTTCAACGATGGTTCCCGAGCTGCGCGTAGAGCTGCCGGGGATGATCGAGCCCGTCCTCGAGGCGGCGATATTCAGGGGACTGCGCAAGTTCTTCTGGTTCTCTGAGGCATGGAAGTACACCTGTGACAACGGGCTCGACTACACGTCCGGACAGCAGGCTATGAACTTGCCGGTCGCTGGTACGGACATCCCGGCCAAGACTGTACTCAAGCGCGTCGACACTGTCCTTTGGGACGCCGGTGGCGACGATTGGGAGAAGCGGATCGAGTTCCGGACTCGCGACCAGCTCGATCGCATCGATGGCAACTGGTTTACGACGACGGGCTCCGAGCCGAAGTACTGGACGTATGACAACACGCTGCCGATCTGGTATCCCATATCAACGGCTACCGTCACTGACGGGGCGCTCCTGCGCTGTGTTATCGCTCCCGTGTTTACACTGGTGGCGGACACACTCCCGGATCTGCTCTACTACGAGTTCGAAGACATATTTAAGGCCGGCATCCTCGCCGACCTGATGAAGATGCCAGGGAAGGATTGGTCGAATCCGGAAATGTCCGTGTACTACGCGGCCATCTATAAAGCCGGCGTCGATGCAGCCAAGTCCCGGGCAGAGGCCGATTTCGGTCAGCCTAACAGGACGATGGCATATGGCGGGCTTTAAGCTAGACTTTTTCAAGGGGCTGCGACCGCGCATCACCGCAACGAAACTTGGTGTGGGTGAAGCGCAAACAGCGCAGAACTTGCTCCTAGGCTCTGGTGATCTCGAGCCGATCCCCGACAAGGCGACAGAGCAGGCGCTCAGCATCGAGGCCGGCACGATCTATCGGTACAAGGATACCTCCGGCAACCTGTGGTTTGAGTGGATCGCTCGCGTCAACGTCGCGCAGGGCCCGATCAAGAACGACTCGTACAACCGCGTCTACTACACCGGTGCCCTGCAGGGCGACGGCAAGCCGAAGTTCACGACCAACGAGCTGGCAGACATAGACAGTGTAGGTCCATACCCCGAGGGGTGGCAGTACATTGGTGTGCCCGCGCCTACGTCCCCGCTGACAGCCAGTGTTGTGCAGCTGCCAGAAGACGTTGACCCCGGCCTCCGACAAGCGAATCAGTTCTTCACAGATACATTTGAGGTCGATCAAATCCTGTACAAGACATACCCCGGGTCTGGCGACGACGTCGAGATCTGGAATCTCGCCAGCGGCGCCGAGGGGGGCATTCTATTCGACTTGCTACCCGGCACGGCTTTCCGCGTCAAGTCCGTCATCAACAACAGCAGAGTAACGCTAGAGTCCGCTACTGAACCCGGCATCACTATGCGGACACTCAATAGCGACAAGACGACCGTATACGATTGGGATCCGTTTGACTACAGCGGGTCGACCAGAACGGCTGACTTCATCGGCTGGCGCGTACCGGCTGGCATGCAGGTAACGATCCCGGATCACAAGCTGTCTGTCGGCGATATCATCGTCTGTTCCGCGACTAACTTCGCCCCGATTCTTTTCCCGGGCGCCGCGCAGGATTTCCACGAGAATGATTGGGCAGTGGATGCTTCGCACTACCTTGCCGGTCTCACCGTCTGGGACGTGCGCGATGCATCCGTGACCCCCACTGCAACCGAAGGTGAAGATCAGTTCTTCATGCTTGGTTCGTTTTACTACGACGTGGACCGGGCAAGCTCTGAGGTCAGTGAATTGGAAGACCGTACGTACGTATATACGTACGTCAATTCCTACGGTGAGGAAGGTCCGCCGAGTGACCCGAGTGAAGTAACTCCGCAGCTCGACGGCAAGGACGTAACGCTAACAGACATCGCCATGCCCCCGACCATCGGGTATGACGTAACCAACATACGCATCTATAGGTCGAACTCGACAGAGGCCGGCACTGAGTATCAGTTCGTCAAAGAGATTGGCCTGTCGGTCTCGGCCACCGATGACGTGCTGTCTGAGGATCTCGGTGAGGTCATCCCGAGCACGTCGTGGGATCCGCCACCGTCAAACATGAAGGGCATTGTCGACATGCCGAACGGCATGATGGTTGGATTCAGCGGTAAGACGGTCCACTTTGCTGAGCCGTACTTCCCGCACGCTTATCCGCCCGAGTACGACCAAGCCATTGCCTATGACATCGTCGGTACGGCAGCATTTGGTACGTCCGTGGCCATCCTCACAACTGGTTGGCCGTACATCGTTACCGGCACTCACCCGCGCAACGCTAGCGTGCGACCGATCAAGGTCAACTACGCATGCGCCTCTGCTGAGTCGATCGCTACTGATGGCGACAATGTTTATTATGCTGCGGAAGAGGGGCTGGTAGAAGTTGGTGCGCGTGGCGCACGGCTCGTGACAGAGACGTTTGCAGACAAGAGCGACTGGTCCGCCTACTCACCGTCGTCCATGATCAGCGGGTTCTTTGACGGCCGCTACTACGGATTCTGGGGATTCGATGCGGAGTCGGTCGCGACTGAGATCGTCGCAGAAGTTAGCGGCACGGTTACCGATGCCGACGAGAGCGATATCAGGGATGGCGGCAAGACGATCATCCTGACGCTCACGAATGATTTGTGGGTTACTGCGGGCACGTCCTTCGACAATCAGCGACAGAACATAATCGACGGCATCAGCGACACCGCTGCGTCGCCGCAGACCAACGGCTGGGACAACATCCTCCGCGATACGACTTTGGTTGTAGGTAACGTGGTACGTACCAGTGACACAGTCGTGACGATCACGTTACCTGCGAGCGTGACATACTCAATCGATTCCGCAGAGACCATTCAACCGACGATCCCCGCCTCCGCTTTGCAGGTATCCAACGCTGCAATAGCGACCGGGTCAACTTTCAAGATCACATATGAGCGCGCAGTTTCGTCCGTCGCTATCACCGGTACCATCGATGGTGCTGCCGAGGCAGATATCGTCACGGGTGGCGACACGGTCATACTGACGCTCACGAACGATACTTGGATCTCCGTCGCTGACGGATTCAACGCCTTCCGCTCCGTACTTGCGTTAGGCTTGATCGCATCGACCAACGAGACATTTGGGTGGAACGACACCGTTCCACACGAGATACTCGTCGCCAGCGTCGTTCGTACCAGTGACACAGTCGTGACAATCACGCTGCCTGCTATCGCAGACTACGCTGTGACTGATAACGAGTCGGTCACTGCCGTGGTGCCGCACGGGATCCTCGAGACGCAGGAAGACGTCGACGTAACGGCAGGCAACTCAGTTGGCATCCTCGCAACAGGCGAGCCATCTGCCCTGTTCAGTGGTACAGCAACTGCCAGCATGACCGAGAACGAAGTTATCGCCGGCGCCAAGGTACTGGACATCACGCTGACCAACGAGACCTTCGTCGCAGCAGGCACCGGGCCGATTGGCACGACTGCGCAGTCAGAAGCGTTACTCGCCGCAATCTCCGCGGCTGCGGATCCGACCACCGGCTGGAACGCCGAGGTAAGAGACAACTTCGTAGTTGGTGACCTCACTCGAGTGTCGAGCACGGTCGCCAGGGTCACGCTGGGCGCAGAATCCGCTTACAGCATTGACGGTAACGAAACGATCAGCTGCATCATCCCCGCGGGCGTACTGACAGGCGCCATTGCGCTCGCGGTCTCGAATTCATTCAGTGTCATCAACCAGAACCCCGTCACTGCGGTACTGAGTGGCACAGTCGATGTTACCCCGAACATTCAAGAAGACGTTATCGTAGACGGTGGCAAGACGATCATCCTCACGCTGAGCCAAGATACATGGCTCGCAGCCGGCACTGGCCCGATAGGATCAACTGCTAATACGCAGGCCATCATCGATGGCATCGATTCCGCGCAGGCAGAGGGCACTGGCTGGGATGCCGAAGTGAAGGCGAACCTCGTACCGGCCACAGACGTAGTGCGCACCAATGACACGGTATGTACGATCACTCTACCCGCTTCGGCCTCTTACGATATCACCGCCCAAGAGACCATTACAGCGACCATACCCGCGGCAGCTTTGAACATAAGCGCGTCAGAGGTAGTCGCATCACCTACGTTCGAGATTGACGTGGACGTAGCCGCATCGTGCGCAGTTACCGGTACGGCAGATGGTGCTGCGGACACTGACATCATCACCGGCAGCAAGACGATCTTGCTGACGATCTCTGATGATGAATGGGTCGCCGCTGGCACCGCATTCGATAATCAGCGCCAGAACATCATCGATGGGCTCGACGCTGCATCCTCACCGGCTGGGGGCTGGAATACTCAGGTCCGTGATGTGATGGGCGTGAGCACGGTAGTACGCACCAGCGCCACGCTCGTAACGATCACACTCCCAGCCACCGCTGCCTACGACATCAACGCCGCGGAAGTGATCACCGTCACCGTTCCGGCAAGTGCGCTCGAGCAGAGCGGCATAGCCGTAACCGGGGACGTTACAGTCGATGTGTCCGCTACGACCAGCGCTACAACGAAGCTGGTATTCACGTATTCGGACGCATCTTCTAGCGACGACTTCATCCAGCAAACGCATTACGACATAGCCTACCAGTACACAGCCGTAGAATCATTCGGCGGCGCAACTAGCGGCGAGAGCGCGCATAAGGGCGCCTACTCTGCCAGCCTTGACCGGTGGGTATTTTGGGTTGGCGATGTGTTCGGATTTGATAGCCTGTACTCGATCGAGGGCGATACATACGGCACCGCCACCGCTAGAACTTCGGCCATGGCGAGCCAAGACTCCACTGGCCAAGTGTTCAGATCTGACGCACTCGGCTACTTCTTGAACCGTAGCAGGGCCGGCCTGGAGTATTCCGTTAACGGACAAACTGGCTGGACCGACATTACGTCCGCTGCGGAGAACCCGCTGACAGCCGGTGGCTCGCCGACTTGGGACTTACACAACGAGTCTGGTTATGCCAGACATGACATCCTTTATGGCGGCGCAGACTACCTGTACGCAGTCATCAAGAATTACAACCACAACATACTGGTGCGCAGCGCCGATATGTCGGGTGCCAATACACCAGCGACCAACTGGACGCACGAGCTTACGACTCCGTTCACGACCACGAACGACCTGTACGCCGCCTACGGCTCCGGCAACGGGCGCATTGTCATGTGGGGTTCGGATACCGTCGACGGCAATGCGCAGTACCAAGGCATCGGGTATGTCGCACACGGCGGCACCACACTCCTCCAGTGCACCAACTTAAGTAGCACCCCATCGTTCGGGTCAGGCGGAGCCGATATGCCGAAGTGGGTTGTGTTCGGTAACGGTGTGTGGCTCGCCATGAACACGGATGGCGAGATCGCTACCGTCGCCGCGGACAGTGAGACCGACGCATCAAACTGGGCCAAGGGCACAACGATCGGCATTGGCACGGACCACATAGTACGATCGGTGTGGTACGATATCGGCACAGGATCCGACGACGGGCACGGCTTCGTTATGGTGGCAACTAAGTACCTGACTGGTGAGTTCGAAGTGTGGACTAGCACGAACGGTACCAGCTGGACGAAGGAAGTCGATGACACCGACAAAAGGAGCCTCCGCGCCTTCACCAAGTACTTACCTGATGGATCGGACTTAGCATAATGCCGGGACTAATCATATTTGACCCCAACGACCAGAACATCGGTCTCTCGGTGGGGGACGACCAAGCGAACTCAGTGTTCCTCGACATTGAAGAGGGCAAACTGTACATCGCTGATCTGTCCAACATCTACGAGTGGGAAGGCGACTCAGCTAACATGACGTACACGTGGAAGTCTGGCAAGATCCGGCTGCCGCGCGAAGTGAACATGGGGGCTGCAATGATCGAGGCCGAGTCATACGACAGCATTACGTTCAAGCTGTTCACAGTACTTGCCGGCGTCGACACACAGATTACTTCTGTATCAGTGGCGAGCGAGGTTCCGTTCCGGTTGCCGGGTGGGCACACCGGAAATGTGTACTGGGTTGAGATCATAAGCACGGATCGCATATCGCGTGTGAGCGTCGGTCAGAGCGTATTCGATTTGGCAGAGGGGTAGCATGGCAGGCTCCGGCACTGGCATCTCGGCTGGCAAGCGTGCACAACAGTCGCGCGCCCGCACACGTCGACTCCCGTACCTCGACGTTCCGAAGGTAGAGGACCCCGCGCTCGCGCGTGCGTTCGATACCATCGCAGAACACTTCCGTGTGTATGACGGGGAGTCCAATGCGCCCAAGGAACGCTTCGTAACTCTCCAGGAACTCGTCGACGCCGGCCTCGTAAGCGCCAGCACGAAGGGTGGGCACTCGTACATAGCACAGATTCTCAACCAGGACGTGTCGCAGAAGGCGGGCTCGACTGCTAACCCGTCTCTCAAGGGCACCGTCCTGAAAGACACAGCACTCGGCTCCCGCACACCGGGTGGCGCGGGCGGCAGTAATAACCCGATCGAGCAGGGCAAACGCGGACTGATCAACAAGCTGAGCGACATCGGCAATGTCAAAGTGCAGAGCCCAGCGCAGCGTGACTTCTTGTATAACGATGGCGGCAAGTGGACCAACTACCCGCTGTTCAAGCGCAGCAACGCATGGAACGCTCGGCAGGACTTCGCTGGTGGTATCACAGTCGAGGGTGTCGCGTATTCGGCGCCAGCTGCCGAGGTCAACGACCTCTCGGCTGCTGTTACGTGGGCCAATGTACCAGACGCGAACATTACGGAGTCCTCAGTAACACAACACTCCGCAGCAATAAGCACGGCTCTTAGTCTCAACGTAGCAAATTGGGATACAGCTTACGGGTGGGGAGACCATGCAGGTCTCTACGAAGCAGCGGATGCGGCCATCGTCAAGTCAGACGAAGCGGAGGTAATTACCGCCGCATGGAACTTTGCTACACCAGACCTCATAATGAACGCTCGGACCGCGCTC